ATATATAATACTTTTCAAGCATTTTCAGAATGTGAAGTCTTTTTGCGTTCTCCTTCTCTTCTTCTGTTGTGTCGGTATCTGACACAGTTTCTTGCATTTGATCCAGCGTCGCTTTGCAATGCTCTTCTTCTTTTTTCTCTTCTGCAAGCTGTCTGATTTCTTCACTTTTCAGATCTTCGCCTGCTGCCACAGCTTCTGCAATGTTGTTCTGATCATCTTCTGAAAGTCGGCTTGCTTCTGCTGCTGCCGTCATGTTTATGTTTCCTTCTTTCAGCTGTTCTTTCACCGCGTCCGTTGCGTTGTTGTTTATTCTTTCCAGTTCTCCGATTGTTGCTGGCGATACTCCCAGAATCTTTGCAATGTAGTCACGCGTCCTTGTTCCCTTCTCTGGTTTGAACGTTCCTTCCTTCTTTGCCTGCTTCAATACTTCTTTCCATTCGGCAGCCTGCGTCATTCTGTCATAGTCTGTCATTTTACGATTAAATGTGTTGCCGATCAGAAGCTGCATTCTGAATTCTGTTTCTGTCATGTCCCTATATCTGCACGGAACTTCTGTGAATTCTTCTTCGCCTTCATTCACTAGCTTTTCGATTGCTGCAAGTCTTCTGTGTCCAGATACAAGCCAATATTCTTCGCCAATCTTTCCAAGGACAAGTGGCTGCTGTAATTCTCCCGCCATGTGAATTCCCGTTGCAAGTTCTTCAATCTCTTCCATGCTGTACTTGTTGTGTTTTGTCACAATGATTTTCTGATAGTTCAATCTGACGTCTTTGAATGTGTCCACTGTTGCGGCTGCTGCCGTTGTTCCGTTTAGAATGTCCATTATGTTGAATCCTTCCATGTCTTTTATTCCTTTCCCAGATATTCTTTTACAAGTTTTCTGTAGTCCACTGCTGCTGCACACATTAAAGAATATCCGTCAAGCGGCTCTTTGTAATATGTCGCGCTGTCCACTTTCTTTGAAAATCGGATCTTTGTCTTTAAAACTGGTACTTTGCAATTTTTTCGGATCCATTCTTCCGCCGCCATGCTCTCTGGCGTCTTTATAAAGTCAGTGATCAGCACTTTGATTGTCTTCAAGTTCTTGTTCAATGCTTTCAGCTGTTCTATTGTGTCTGTGATCATTTCCGTTCCGTCTATTGCCCAGTTATCAAGCTTTACTGGGACAATCACTTCGTCTGACGCACACAGCGCATTGATCACGCACATTCCCACTGCTGGCGGATTGTCTATGATACAAAAATCATATTGATCCTTTTTCGTTTCCAGAAACTGCTTCAATTTCACGTCCTGCCGTTCATTGCTTTTCAGCAGCTTGTTTTCTGCTGTTTCCAGTGACATGTTCGCGTTTATCAGATCAATTCCATTGTTTGTCTTGAAGATCACTGGTTCTTCTCCTTCCAGAATCCTTGCTGATCCGCATGTCGCGTCTTTTATGTATTTCCCGAAAAACTGGCTTGTGTTTCCCTGCTTGTCATTGTCGATCAGAAGAACGCGCTTTCCCCAGCGTTCCCCCAGAAGTGTTGCAACATTGATTGAAGTTGTCGTCTTCGCAACTCCGCCTTTCAGATTGATCACTGATATTGTTTTCATTCTCTTTCCTTCTTTCCTTCGTTTTCTTCTNGATTGTGTTTGCGTATCGTGTCACGCCGTTTCTGTCAGCCCATTCACAAGTACATGCTTCTTGCTTCGTTCCGTATTTCTTCCCGCACACATTGCACATGTGCGATATTTTCCGCGACTTCGATTTCCAGTTAAATATTGCCTTTGGCACTGCTGCCGCCTTTCAGAAATCTTCTTGCGTTCTTTTCCAGCCATATTTGCATGTATTTGTTGACACACATTGCACAGTCGCCCACTTCTGGACAAGGCAGACAGAATTCAGATTCAAATTCTTTCCCGAACGGGCATGTCCCTTGTACTGCTGCCACTGCAAGTGCTGACTTCATGCAGTCTGTTTCTTCTGTCATGTTCCAGCTGTTCAATGGATCAATCATGATTGTTCTTTCCTGCTGCAAGTATTCTTCCAGAACTGCTGTTGCTTCTTCCCCGCCCCAGCATACCTTCACAAGATAGCCTTGTTCGATCAGATTGCGGATCCATTCGTCCTGCTTATCTGTTGTCTTGTTCTTGCCGTATTTCATTTCGATATACAGCCCAGCATATCCGCCGCGCGGAACTGGAAGACATAGATCTGGAACGCCTGCTTTTACTCCCATTGCCTTGAATCTTGCTGCTTCCTGCGCGTTTCGTTTTCCGCCGTTTGGCACATGGAAAAGCAGCTTCAATTCTTGGAATCGTCCCGTGTTCCAGTTCGCCCAGTCTATAACGCCCATTTGTTCAGTATCTTCGCCGCGTTTCAAATTTCCATACATTCGCTTTTTCCCTTCTTTCTACGCTCCATACATAAGTGCGCCCATTTCCTTTCTATCTGTTTTTCAAGTTCTTTCCTTGTGTCAGAATCCGCCGTCATTCCTGCTTGAATCCCCGCTGCAATTTCTTTCCCTATTTCCAGCCCTTGCTTCGCTGTTATTCCTTCGCCTGCTGTCATTGCTGGCATTGCTGCGCCCGCTGCTGCTTCATTCGTTGTCGGAAGGCTTATGCTTGCGTATGCTTCCGCAGCCAGTTTGAAATATTTTGCTTTGTACCAGCGCGGATCCTTTTCTTTTTCATTCTTGATCAGCACCTTCTTCACTTCTCCGTATTTTCTCTTTTCTCTGTAGCACTCAACTTCAATGACCTTGTACCATTTCCCAGCTTCAAGATTCATTCCGTCTGGCTTGATTCCCGCTTTCAGTTTCGCTTTCATTCTTCACCTTCTTTCAGTGCTTTTTTGTACTCTTTTAGTTCTTCCACGATCAGATCTTGTGGAAGAATGTCTTTGCAGAAATAAGCTGTTGCAAAGCTGCTTCCCTTCTTGAATTCCTGCATGTTTCCTGGATTGTGAAATCCTATTCTTTTATCGAATGCCAGAAGCTGAATTCCTTGCTTGAAATACTTGTACCTCGAAACGCCTTGAAGTGAATTCAGCGGAAGCAATATTGCAAACGGCTTCCCCAGTTCATACAGTCTTTTCAGAACTTCGTCTTTTTGTGTGAACGGCGGATTGCTGATGATTATGTCATACTCCTTCGGTTCATACTCAAAGAAGTTTTGTCCGTCTTCCAGACTGCTTCGTTCTACTTGCCACCCCCCGCTTGAATGTCTGGAAGAACGCCGACCACTCGCAATCAAACGGACACCAGATTTTCATTGTTTTTGGTATGTATTTTGTTATCGGATCCACTGCATAGAACGGCGTATATTGTTCATTGCTTTCTTCCGTTCTTGCTGCTTTCAAATATCCTTGATTCAATCCCATTGCTTTTAGTTCCTTTCTGCTTGCTGATTCTCTGTGATTTCAATTTCGCCAGTTTCCAGATCCAGTGTGTATGTATCGCGTTTCTTCTGTTTCCTTCTCTTTCCGTCCTTAATCAGCGTGTATGTGAAATACATGAATCCCGTTATTTCATGCCATGCTTCGCGAATACTGTCTTTGTCCAGATACCAGCCCGAAGGCACTTGAATTATGTGATTGTACGCGTTTCTTGATCTGATTGTTGTCTTCTCTGGTTCTGGGATCACAAGATTCTTGCTGCTGTTGTATCTCTTTCCCCCGAACCCTGCTGCCGTCTTCATTGTCTTTTCGCTGTACTTCACGAAGTATTCTGCAAGCCTTCTATACTGTCCGCTGTCGTCCATAGGTTTTATTGTGATCCAGCCCTTGTCCCATAGCTTTTTTAATACTTGTGTATCAATATGATTCAAGCACATGTGAATGTGCGCTGCTCCACGTTCCCCCACTTCTGCAACCCAGACATATTTTGCAACTGTTCCAGCCTTCTTCTGTGCTGATCTGATTCCTCGAAGCAACTTGTCAACGTCTTTTCGAAGTGCTTCTGGATTTTCTGGTCTTTTATCTTTTGCATAACTGAATGTTATGTACTGGCTTGTCCCGTCATAATTTGCATTCAAGATCCATGTCAGCTTTTTTACAGCCTGCCTGCTATTCACTTTCTTTTGTGCTTCGCTTGTTTTATTCTCTTTTGCCTTTCTGGATCCTTCCTTCATGTCAGCACGAATGCTGTAATAGAATGTATATTGTTTTGTTTTTCCTGCTTTGCAGACTTCCTTCTTGTATGGCATGTATGTGAACCCCCTTTGTCGGTAAAATAATAAACTTAACAAGTCACCCACGCGGGCTTTAACCCGCAATTTTCTTGACTTTTCGGCATACATGCTGTATAATATTTTTATCAATTTAATTACTGCATGTAATACCGAAGTCAACTTGAAT